TCAGGGCCTTTTTCACCGACCACGTATGAGCGACCACCAGTAACAGTACCGCCAGATGCTCTAAAGCCGCCAAACAGCTTATCAAAGATGCTGCCAGTACCACCGACAGTGCTCAGTTCGCCCAATGCAGTGTTGACGCCGAACTGCAGCAGGATATTGGCAACGCTCCTGAGCGTATCTGCAGCGACATCGGCGAGTTTCTTGGTGCCATCAACAGCAGCGGTCAAAGAATCAACAATGCCAGTTTGAATGGATTGACCAATTGATGCGTAAATTTGATTCATTTTGGCGGCTTCTTTTTGGAGCACATCTTTGAAAAACGCTTTGAACTCGTCTTGCGCTTGTTGCCGTATGTCAAGCAATCGTTTTTGTTCGCGGACTGCTTTATCTGTATCATCAAAAACTTTGCTGATAAGTGCAGCGTGCATTTCATCAGATGCAATCGCATCATTTCTTAGCAGTAATTGTTCTTGCTGAAAATCAGCAGTTGTTTGCAGTATCCGCTTAGCTCCATCTTGTCTTTTGTATTCAATTTGTAATAATTGTTGCTGGAATTTAGTGTCCTGCTCTGCTAGCTCTAGCTTGCGATTTTGTTGTTCTAGGATTTCATCTCCTGCCTTGATTTGATCTGCCAAAATATCTGCTGGATCCCTGCCTGTTCCTCTTGTTTTTTTAGAGGCTGTTGGTGTTTTTTTTGTTTTAAGTGGCTTTACTTCTTTGCCAGGCGTATAGTCTAAACCTAGTTTTTCTAATTCGTCCTTCAACTCATCAGCAAAACCCTGCCCCATTTTGTCAAAATTAGGGAATGGGACATTGACTTTCAAATCAATTATCAAATCACGCCTTCTTGTCAGCTCATCTACCTTGGCTGCTGCTTCCTCCACTTGTTTTTTTAGGCGCTGTATTTCAGCGGTTTGCCCTTTGAAATAAGGCGTTTTTTCGATAATTCGAAGGCCATCGATTAGCCCATTTAGCTCTTGAATTGATCCGTTTAGTGCGTCTTGCACTTCATTTAATGAATTGGATTCTAATGCTTTGTCAAGCGCCTCTTTTCGGCGTTGTGCATCCTCGAAGGCCAGCGCAAGGCCAAGAAAAGGTGCGGCCAATAATGCAATTTTTCCACTTAAAGCTGCTAATTTTACAAGCCCTGCTTTTGTCAACGAAATTCCAAGCAAATTAGCGCCAGCCGCTGCAGCAGTAAATCCAGCGCCAAGCCCAAACAGCGCAGCTGTTGCAGTTTTTAATGGGGCAGGCAATCGCCCAAAAATTTCAACCGTTTCTGTTCCTGCATCCACTAATGGTGTGATGACAGGTAGCAATTCTAAGCCGATGCTGTTGCTTAATTCAGAAACAGCATTGTTGAAATTCTTAAACTTTTGCGCTGGCGACAAATCTAGCAACTCTTGTATTTTGTCTTTATTCTGCTCAAAGCCTTTTGCTAGTGCATTTATTAAAATATCAGATGTGATTTTCCCCTCACTGCCGAATTGCTTGAGTGCGCCAACGGTCACACCCATCTCGTCAGCAACAAGGCGCAAAATGCCTGGCACTTGCTCTGCAATAGATCTAAACTCATCACCTTGTAATCGACCAGAACCTAAGGCTTGACTCAGTTGCAAAAAGGCGCCAGATGCGGCAACAGCGGATGTTCCGCTCGCCAATGCGGTGGCATTGAATCCTTCATATACTGTTTGAATTTGATCCAGAGAAATTCCCAAAGGACGCAACCTTGCGTATGCATCAGCAAAATTGCTCGCTGATTCTGCTTGGGATTGATTAAATGTTTTCGCGTTTTTTGAGACAAGCTCCTGAATGCGTGAGAACTCACCATATTCTTTTGATAATACGCTTAACCTAATTTCCACTTGTTTAAAACTCGCCGCTTGATTGATCATTCTGCTTGTCAAAGCACTAACACCAATGCCAGCAAGTGCCCCACGAACACCACTTAATTTTTTTCGTAATGCTGCGGCACTTTTTGCTGCTCTATCAAAAGTCACGCGAATTGCTTTGCCCGCGCGTTCGCCAACACGACCAAGCTCGCTCATCGTGCGTTGCGTGTATGAGATTGCCTGTTGTAATTTTTTACTTTCTTTGTTGACAAGACGTAGAGGATTGACTGCTTTTACAGCATTAACAACCAGCTCAACGTTGGATACTGCCACGGCTTACTCAAGCGATACCAACATCTTAACGACGACCAGCCCTAGCGCGATCCATCGATTCCTTTTCACGCTCTGCCTTCAACTCGTAGAATGCTGCAAAATGAATGAACTCCGCATCGGTCAATTCCGTGCGAAGCTTGCTTACTGTCATTCCTAGTTCGCAGGCCAGGAAAAACTCAAAGTTGAGCCAGCTGTCCTGCTTCAGTCGTTTTTTGCTTCTTCAAGCCCAGCATCCTCGCCCAACCCAAACAAGAACAGCTCAAGTTCGTTCAGCACAGACTCAGGTAGCCGACGCTGTAGCTTCGGTGCATCAGCAGACGCAAATGCCTTACTGCCATCTTCCAGCTCGGCCATCTGACACAGCATCTGTGTGCTGATGTCTAATGCCTCATCAGTACCGGCAAGGCTTTGTGCTTTCTTGCGATCCGCACGGGTGATTGGCTTGAAGTACAGATCAACAACTTTTTTGCCGTCTGCATTCTTCAGCTCAAATTTACGACGCTGGTTAAGGTCAAAAGCCTCAACCAGCAGGTCAACGGTCCGAGCCATCAAAAAAAATAGGTTTGATGCTCAAACTATAGCTGAATTATTCCAGGTTAGAAGTGATCGTGCCGGATGTCACGAAGCTGCAAGATACAATCACCAGCTCACCAACGGTGGAAGTGATTTCCATGTCCGTGATGATTCCGGCAAAGCTCACAGAGTCGCTACCACTAGTCGTGCCAGTGGTGAACAGCTCAAACGTTGCATCTGCAGGATCTGCAGTCGTTACCACATCTTCAAGGAAACCAGCTTGACCGGTGGCATCTGGATCGTAAACCAGCTCAACGGTGCCAGAGCCAGACACCATGCTGCCAACAAAGCTGCGGAAGGTGTCACCATGCTTGCTGGTGTCCAAGGTTTCTTTGGTAATTGTCAAGCTCCAACTGCGGGTGCCGACAATCGTGGCGTTAGTGGTGCCTGCAGCGTCAAATTGAACAGTTCCCTGTTCACCGCGAAGAGTAGCCATGGTCAGAGTTCCTCGATGAATTCAAAGGTCACACGGACCTGTGTTTGGAAATAGCCCTCAGGTGATGCGGACACCACTTCAGGGCCAATGGGTGCATCGAAGTAAACCCCCGACACAATAAGCCGATTATAGAGGTCGCGGATGCGCTTCGCTATCGTAAAATTTGCACCCACGCCAACGCCTTGTGGTGTAAAGATATTCATGACAGCAACACCTACAATGCGATTACTGGCGTTTGATAGTAATCCTTGAGTCAGATATTCGCCACTGCCAAAGCTCGTCAAGCATTGAACCCAGCTTGAATTTGGTGTCGGTGCATAAGATATGTTGTGAAATACAACAGGCAGTGCAGGAGAATTTGCGAGTTCTGTTGCTAGTCTGCTTTCAACAACAGCTCGGATCGTGTTTCGGTTGACAACTGCCATCTTTACAACTCCTCAATGAAGTTAAATGGCACGGTGACGGTTGACTGGAAGAATGCAGGCGGCTGAGATGCGGTAACAACGCTTGGACCTGATGGCGGTCCAACTTGAATGCCGTCAAGGATTTCACGAGTGTATAAATTGCACACACGACTTGCTAGGTCGTAATTTGCACCAGGACCAACGCCTTGTGGTGTAAAGATGTTTGCCTCGATGCTGCCGTTAATTTGATTGTAAGAATTCGTGGTGCTGCCCAAGGTCAAATAAGGTGCTGATCCGAATGTGACTAGACATTGCACGAATGAATCACTAGAAATTGGTTTGTATGCTGTATTCCTAAAAGCAATCGGTGTGGGGCCTGCTTCTGGTGATTCGGTGAGAATAATGATACCATCTTGACCTGTCAAGATATTGTCATCTTGAGTATTTATGTTCGCGCCGAATCCAGCGATGAGATGCAGTTCAAGTGTGGCTCTAATTGCATTAAGATCTGCTGCGGCCATTATCCTTGCCTCTTGATTTTTTCATATTGTGATCGTACATAGGATTGCATTTCTTTGCCGATGAGATCAATCCACCCGGGACCATCTGTCTGATGGCTACTTCCGCCGCCTGGTGTTTCCCAGTTTTCCACTTTACGGTTTGGATTGTATCGTCTCTCTGTAGCTTTTCCTTCGCCCGGAGCGGCATTGGCCAGTTTTTCGGCATATGGCAGGTTGTTATGGATGCTGTAATAGTTGCCTAGTTTTTCTTGACCAACAATGTAGTTATATCCTTTTGGCGGTGTTTCTTTTCCTCTATAGTCGCCTGGAGGTGGTGGTGTACTGTTGCTTGCATTTTCACCAATTTGCCAACCAATGCGAAACCGGCCAAGATCAACCGGACTTTGTTCTTTTAACTTGCGGTCGGTCGTAAACACTGTTTGACGCAGCAACTGCTCAACCTGTCCTTCCATGTAATCAGCAATTTTCGCCAGCTTGATTTCTCTTGCCATCATCAAGCCCTCAGATAAATTTCGTAGACGATCGCTTGGTTGTCTTGCTCCACCGTTTCGATCCGCACGATTTGATGCGTCACGCTACTGATGAGCACCTTGTCGTCCAGTCCAGGCACTGCAGACAATGCTGACGCTGCAACCGTCAGTTTTTTGTCGTCACCACGCACGAGGTCATTAACCTCGGCTGCGTTGACGTTTTCCAGCACACCTTTGACGGTTTCAGTCGTAATTGTTTCAGTAGCTGTTCCAGTCGTCGGGTTATAGGCACCAAGACTCACTGATTGAATCGTGATGTCACCACCAAATTTAGTGATGGCCTTGTTGGCAACCTTTCGCAGTGAATCAGCAAGTGCCATCAGACTCGGTAGGCGATACAAGCACCATTCTGAAGCGTGATGCTAGTGAAGACACCGACGATATGAAAGCCAGCAGGCATGGTCTCGCCGTTAAGGCTATTGCCCGTGTAGTTTTCGCTGACCAACGTATTGATCGTTGTGTTCTCAAAAAAGTCGATGTGCTTGAATCGGCCAGTATGTGCAGCAGTGTCGGTAATGACTTCTGCGCCAATCGTGTAGTCGATGCCAACATCACCTTGACCGAAACCTTTGGACATGATCAGCTCCGTTGAATTGCGATGTTACCTGGTCCACTTATTCTAAGCCCTGTCAGGTAGCGTTCAATGATCGGCGGGATACGATCAGCACCTACAGCACCGGACTTGTCAGGCGTTACGTTGATCGGTCCGACCTGCACGTTTTTATAGTCCTCCAGCCCGCTTAAGCCAATCCCGTCTTTGTTGTTGTTCAGGTACACCGCAAGGATCGCTTGTGCCTTTTGGATTTGATCCGGCACTTCGGTGTCCGTGAAATAATCTGTTGTAATCCTGAACGGGAAGCCGACAGCATAGGTGTTGATGTAGGTATCAGGCTTCCGTACACCAGTGCGCGGCCACTGCATTGCTTGCGTATCAGTTGCCCTTGCGCCTAGGTAACGCTCACGGTCAAGACGTTGTGCTGCCGTGTAAAGCGCACGATTCTTTTGGTCATCAGTAGCTGAAGCCCATGCAGTCACATCGCCGTCTTCAACCAAACCATCGATGATGGCATTGGCATCACTCAGCGTCAGGTAACTGTTTGCATTTGCTCCGCCCGCTGTTGCGTCGATTGTGATTGCCATTGGGCTTCATTGTAGATTTTGTTGATGGCGCTTCATTGGAAACAGAGGCCGCTGCCGAAGCAGCAGCCTCACGTTCACGCAATCGTCGGAATGCGTACAGACCCATCAGGATGCTGCAGACTTGATCACCACATAGTTCAGCACAAGTGCTTCACCGGCAGTGGTGCCGACATTGGAAAGGGTCACATCAAAAGACCCAGCAGCAACAGCACTGACACTGGCAATGTAAGTACCAGTGGAAGC